TATGGCAGAACCAAAGAAAAAGTAGCAGGAGTTGCTTAAAACAGGGTGCGGGGCAATCCCGCATTCTTTTATTATAATTATTTCATTAGGAGTTGATATGTCTAGTCATAAAGAACGTGATCCAAATACCACCAAATCTGGTAAACCAAAACTACATTCAAAGCCACTGGCAGATTTACAAGCCATGGTTAAGAGTGCACGACCAAAAAATGTACCAGTAATTAATCGAGCAATTATGAAAAAAGTCGGCAGGGGTAGTTAATGTCGGTTTTTTATAATATGCCGACAGATCAGGCAAAAGTACCGCAAGATCCCGCAATAGAAAAATCTCAAGTTGTACACAGCGTACGAGAAGAAATTTCTAAATATCTGGCAGCACAAAGTCATATCGGACAAAACGAAGTTTTACAAGAACTTCTATATCATAAAAATATACGTAATAGAAGTCTTTCAAACTTAAAGAATAGTTTTTCTGGTAAGATATACATTACAGATCATATCTTTCATGCAGTCAGACATAAACCGCCAGGTGCAGATATTGAATTTTTTAACATGCAAACTGCTCCTGATAAAATTGAGAATTCAATTGTTATACTAGGCAACAATAATGTAATGGTGGGGGATAACAATATAGAAAAATATTATGCATTGTATCAAAATTCCCCATCTTCAATATTTGTTATTTGGGATTTTGACAATCACCATTGGATTTCGTTATCTAGTGTACTGGCATCTTCTTGCGATTTGTATATACCGACACATTTAGATAATTTAGATACATTAGCTAGATTTAATAATATCATGGCTGGTCCTATTGGAGCAGGTACTATTCAATGGCCAAAAGAATTTTTGCAAGAACATTTGGATATAATTAAAACTGCTGAGCGTTCAAATGAACCATTGGGAACCCATATTGAATACCAACAATTTCCCACAAGACAAAGAATATTACAAACATTAAATAAAAATTTAAATAAAGTAAAACTTGTAGATGGGTCTTATCATGATAGACCTATGCTTGATAGATTTACAGAATGGTGCAGCCATAAATCTCATTGGGTTGTTCCTGTTTTAAATGATGTTCCCATTCGAGTATTTGATTCATTAATTACTGGCGGAATACCGATTATTCCTAGATCTTTAAAATACCATAAGGATATCATTAATCTATCAGATGATATTTTATTTTATGATTATGCCGACATTCAAAATCCGCATGAAATAACCAAAAAAGCGAATAACCTTTTTGACGAAAGGGGTATTCAAGGAGTGCTTGACAGGCATTACAAAGTGTTATATAATTACCATGTAGACAACAGAGTTGAATCAATTTTAAAGGCAGTATATGATGAATATGGAATCCCCGGATTGGTATAAAACAGCAAAAGCGGAAGAGCAAGAACTTTATCGAGATTGGTTGCATAGTGTTCTTAAAGCGCACACTGTGGACTTGACTTTTCGGAAGAAAGATGATACAATAAGGGAAATGAAGTGTACCTTAATTGAATCTATGTTACCCGTTATTGAAAAGAAAACAGATCGTGTTCGAAAAGAAAGTAAAGATGCCCTATCTGTATTTGATTTAGAAAAAAATGAGTGGCGGTCATTTAGGTATGATTCTATTGAAGTGGTCTCATTTAACTTAGGAAAATAAATGGCAACAAAACGTGAACATGATGCTAGCAGAGTTCTTCAATCAGAACCTTTAGTATCTAAACTTGATCCTTCTTCTGATAACTATAAAATTACTTTGATGCGTCTTAATAATTGGTATAGTGCAGAAAAAACACGAGGCGATTCTTACAAGTACTATCTGCAGTATGTTAAAAAGAATCGTCCTACGGATGCGAAGTATTTTGCAGAAGTTGAGGAAAAGGATGTTCACATTTCTTATGGTTGGATGGCACGTATGTTACTACAAGGTGCAATCGTTTCCGAAGAACATCTAAAATCATTCGATAAGAATTTAACTGATCTTATTGATTTAGGTAAAGCAAGATTGTTAGCAAAAGAAACAGTTGTTAAGGTTGCAATTGCTACATCCACAGTTAAACGTACTTCTATTCAAGATGCGGTTAAAGAAAAAGCATCTGAATGTATAGGGGAACTCGAAGGGTGCATAGATGAATTTTGTACAGAGGATAAGGACTTTACTTTGTATAATCATCTTAAAGGTAATCAGATTCCTGGACCTTATGTATCATATATTAGAACATGGGCAGAAAGTAAACTTGCACTATGGCAAGAAGTTGCCGACTCTAAAGACTCTCAAATTATTGAGGGTTATTCCAATTTTCCAAAAAGAAAAATTACAAAGATTGTAAAACTATTTGAATCCTTCTTAGATGACTGTGATAAGTATGGTCAATTTAAGAAAGCCAATCGTAAGCCAAGAGCAATACGAGCTAAACCGGCAATATCTCAAATTAAGAGTTTAAAATATAAACTTAAAGATGACGAGCTCGGTTTAACATCTGCGAAAGCATTTGATCTTGTAGGTGCAGAACAAGTATGGCTATTTAATACTAAGACTCGCAAGCTAGCAGTATACACATCTGAATCTACACAAGGTATGACAGTTAAAGGTACAACACTGCAGAATTGGTCTCCGGATAAGTCTAAGCAAAAGACTTTGCGTAAACCCGACGAGCAAATTAAAGATCTAATGGCATCTGGCAAAGTTAAATTAAGAACTTTCTTAGATAGTATCAAATCTAAGGAGCAAGCGGTTAATGGTAGGATAAATATAGATACAATCATATTAAAAATAACGAGGTAACTATATGGCAGGTCTAAGTTTAAGTTATTGTCAACTAATCAAGATAGTATTATCCCAGATTGGTGGCAGTCCTTTAAAGCAAGTATATACACAATTAAGTCAAGGTGCTAAACAGATAACTACCGGTACAGGAATTATTCCAAATCCATTGGCTGAGGTAAAAGCAGTTATTGATCAAATTACAAATGCAATTAATACTGTAACCGGCGCACTTGCAACTGCTCAAGAGATGATGGAGCGGATAGGTCAACAGATTTATGAAAACCCGATGGGGGCTGCTATTACTGCAGCAATCGATACGGTCGATGTTAAAATTACCAAGATTACAATTAGGCAACAGGACATTGTTGCATATGAAAATGTAAACGGTGCAGATACTGCCACACCTCAATCTCCTTATACTAGTATTGTTACAGAAAAACAAAAACTAACAAACGAAAAATCGGCATTGCAGATATACAGAGATAAATTAGTACAATATAAAACAAATACAGATAGACTTAGTGGCGTAGCAACATTATCTGGATCAGAAGCAGGTGGAGGGTGTTCTCTTCAAGACCTATTAGGATCTGGATGTACACCTAATGATGCTGTTCCAGATATTGATCTTAAGAATCTAATTGATTCCTTAAAACAAGGTGATCTGCTTCTTGCACTAAAAGACAAGATGTTCAATGCTGCAGGATTTGATGATTACGAAGAATCACTAACAGCAGCAAATAATCAAATCAATAGTTTTGTTAATAGTTTTAATTCGCTTATAAATAAAGCTGCAATTCGAAATGCGGTTCAAGCACAGATAACTCAAATTGTAATGAATTTACTTTCAGGTTGCTCTGGTGGCATATATGATTTAACATTGAAGTCCAATATTAAATCCACGGTATCTAGCTATGTTAGTGTGTTGCAAGATGAAGCAGATGGTAAGGCATTTATTGATGCAAATGGAAATGTTAATGCTATAGCTACAGTAACGACGGAGCCTTCATATTTAGAAGCAGTGGCGGCAGACGCACCGGTTTGGACAGCTACTGTTATTTTATATGTTCCGGAACAACAGGTCAAATCCTTTACTTTAGGTAGTGATATTACAACAGCAGAAGAAGCAGTCAATAAAATTGAAGGAGTGTTATCTAAACAAGGTATTACTAAATATCAATTTAGCGTATTTAAAAATGGTAAACGAATGGGCGGTTTGTCTAATAATTGAATGGAATTTAAATGATTGTAGTTGACTTTAATCAAACAGCTATTTCTAATCTTATGATGGAAGTGGGCGGACGTAATGATATTGAAATCCAAGTGCCACTATTACGGCACATGATTTTAAATTCTATTCGTAGTTATAAGAAAAAATTCGGCAACGAGTATGGTGAATTGGTTATTGCTTGCGACAATCAAACATATTGGCGCAGAGAATATTTTCCTTACTATAAAGCAGGTCGAAAAAAAGCTAGAGAAGAATCGGGCTTTGATTGGAAAACAATCTTCGAAGCTCTAAATTTAATTAGAAGCGAACTTGAAGTATTCTTCCCATATAAAGTAATTAATGTTGACGGCGCAGAAGCGGATGATATTATTGCTGTTCTAGCAGAGTGGTCTCAGACAAACGATACCAATAATGTCTTGTTCAATGAACCTAAGCCATTTTTAGTGATGTCTGGAGATCACGACTTTATTCAATTACAAAAGTATGAGAATATAAAACAATTTTCTCCGGTACAAAAGAAATTCGTTAAACCTGAGATAAGCCCAGAAAAATATAGCTTTGAGCACATTATCCGAGGAGACAAGGGTGACGGTGTTCCTAATGTATTGTCAGATGATGATAGTATCGTAACAGGTACACGACAAAAATCTATTCGTCAAGATAAGATTGATATTTGGTATAAAGACTTTGAAGCTATGCCTCAAGATGCGAACTTCAAGAAGAATTATGAGCGCAACAAGATGCTTGTTAGTTTTGATTCAATACCACAAAAGGTTAAAACTGCTATTATAAATAGTTACGTAGATAAACCAAACAAAGATAAAAGTAAATTGCTAAACTTCTTTATTGAACATAAAATGAAGAACATGCTAGAACTGATAGAGGAATTTTAAAATGAAAACATCGATACCTCAAATATTTGAGGAAGTTGAAAAGGCAGGAAGTAAAGAAAGTAAAATTAAAGTATTACGCGCATACGAAACTCCTGTACTAATAGGCGTATTACAAGTTAATTTTAATCCTGATGTTAAATTGCACTTGCCAGATGGAGAACCTCCTTTTAAGAAGGATACCTCTATTCCGACCGGATATTCAGAATCCAATTTATATACAGAATGGCGAAGAATGTATATTTGGTTAGATCCAAATATTAATCTAACGAAAATGCGAAAAGAACAACTGTTCACTCAAATGTTAGAGGGTGTCCATTGGACAGAGGCAGAAACAGTATGTCTAGCCAAAGATAAGAAACTACAAACTAAATATAAATCTTTAAAAGAAGATTTGGTTAGAGAAGCCTTCCCTAATATTTTGCCGTCAGCAAAGACCCCCGCAAAAAAGGAACCGACAACATCAAAAAAGAAAGTGGCTTCTTTGAACGAATAATTAATTTGTTCAAACACCATAAAGAGGTATCCTGCAAAGAAGCCTGGATAGATATGGGAGCCTTGCCCGATGATCCAAAAATGGATCCAAGAGTGTTTAATAATCATAAGTATCGAGCATTTGACAAGTACTGAAAAAGGTGTTATAATATATTATGTTAATCGTGAGGAGTTTATATGACAATGCATCTTGAAGGTCCTTGGCTTTCCTCTTTAGGAAAGAAAAAAGGCAAGATAAAGTTTCGTAATGCAGAAGAAGCTGCAAGGCATCGTGCTTTGACAGCAGAGTGGGAAAAGCTAGTGCAGTCCCATGGTACAAATAATAAAGCAAAAGTAAAAGCTGAGAAACTTTCTTATTCTCTAACTACTCCTCCGGGTAGAATAACAAACACACATATCAAAAGTTTAGATACAGGACATACTGGTGCTGTAGCAAGTAAAGCTATTCCTCAGTATACTGGCACAAAGATGTTGGGCATTGGTACAATGCACAAATCCAATGCGGTGCCTATTTTTACAGATGAAGAAGCAAAATCAATTTCAAGTATGAGGCGTTAATGAAAAAAATAGTATTAGTAACAGGCGGGTTCGATCCATTACATAGTGGTCACCTACAATATTTTAAAACAGCAAAATCCATGGGCGATGTACTAGTAGTTGGTGTAAATTCCGACGAATGGTTAACTCGCAAAAAAGGTCAGCCGTTTATGCCATTGGATGAGCGTCTTAGACTTGTCCAAGCATTAAGGGTTGTAGACTGTACCATGGTATTTAATGATACAGATGGTTCAGCCAAAGAAGCAATTAAAGAAGCGCTAAGAACTTGGCCAGATGATGAGATCATCTTTGCCAATGGTGGAGATAGAGGTAAGGACAATATTCCCGAAATGGATTTATCGGATGACTTGAGGTATAACGGTAGATTATCATTTGCATTTGGTGTAGGTGGTGAGAACAAGATGAATTCTAGTTCTTGGATCCTGCAAGAATGGAAAGCACCTAAAACAGAACGCAAGTGGGGCTACTATAGAATATTGCATGAAGATGGACCTCAGATTAAAGTTAAAGAACTAACGGTAGAACCTGGACAATGTTTAAGTATGCAAAGGCATGAACATAGACACGAAAATTGGTTTGTCGCAGAAGGACGAGCAGTTGTATATTCTATATTACCTGGCACAGAAGATGAAGAGTTCTTTCGTGGTAGTTATGAACGCTTTGCTCCTATATCAATTTCAAAAGGCGAGTGGCATAAACTTTGTAATGAAACAGATTCTCCGTTGAAGATTATAGAAATCCAATATGGTGATAAGTGTGTTGAAGAAGATATTGAACGTAAAATTTAAAAGGAAATTATATTATGACAATCCCATCAAGCCCAACAGATCGTAAGGCAATTTTAGAATGTATGAAAGAAATTAGTGCATCTATGACTCGTACCGAAGGTGAACGAGAATTTGTTCGAGAAGCAATTAAAGAAATTTGTGACAAGTATCAATTATCCAAAAAGACATTCCGTCGTATGGCTAAAGTATACCATAAACAAAACTTTAGTCTTGAACTTGAAGAACATGAGGAGTTTGAGACTATGTACGAAACAATTACTACAACCACAACTATGAGCAAAGAAAATGTCTAATTTTACATTCACTCACGAACACGGACCGAACCATAAAATTACTATGGAGATCGAGGAATATCATATTGACGAAGTACTTAATCGTTTCGCAGAGTTTCTGCGAGGATGTGGATTTCAGATTAAGGGCGAAGAACGTCTAGATATTGTAAATGATTTTGAAGACCACAAACCAATAGAACCAGAAGAAAATATATTCAAGAACGATGCACTTCGAGAATATCATTTCAACCAGATCTTCTATAAACAAGCTCCCCTAGAAGATTATAAAATTAATTGGTATAAGACTTACGGCAGTATTCCTAATGTATATGCCGAAGGTAAAAATAATGGATAATCAATTTATACTAGAAGCAAAATATCTCGATAAAATTAATCGAGTAAAGCGTAAAACTCTTGTTGGTGTATTTAAAGACCTTAATTCAATGGAAAAAGTCAAAGAACAACTAATCCAAGATGAAACCCAATATAAAGTTACATTCTCAATTAAATCCCAATTTCATCCTTTTCTAAATCCTATAGAATATACTACATGACTACAAAAACAATCGAAACAAAACTATTTACACGAGACGATATAGAAAGAATAAATCAAACGTATGTAGTAACTAGGCCCGCAGATTATTACACTAAAGCTCATACTAGATGGGAACAAGCATCCCCAGAATTTAAAGCAAAATTTGCTAATTGGGATTTTCCTAGGCCTGCATCTCTTTTTGATTTTGAAGATTGGATAGAAAAGTATAATTTAAAAAATGTAGATAAACTATTAGTTACAGGCCCCGACGATCATGAAATAACTTATCTAAATGTTAAATCAAAAACAGTTATAGAATATGAAGCTACATATAATGTTACTATTTCCAAAAATGATTTACATGTATTTGATTTGCCAGAAAAAGATCATGATTTTTGTATTGTAGCTCAAACTTTTGAGCATTTATATAATCCTTTTATTTGTATAAAAAATATATATGATCATCTAAGACCAGGCGGACATCTTTATATATCAGTACCTATTATTAATATTCCTCATCTTATCCCACACCATTTCTGGGGTATAACACCAATTGGTTTATGTATGCTAGGTGAAAGCACAGGGTTTGAAGTTAAGGAATGTGGCTTTTGGGGCAATAAACAATATACCGATTACCTTATGACCCATAATTGGTGGCCACATGCTGATCAAGTAAAAAATCAAAACGGTATTATTGACAACGTATTTCACCAACAAGTAAACACATGGGTACTATTGAAAAAATAATGCTTGACTTCTGTTCCAAACGGTGTTATAATAAGGCATTAAAGGAGCAAACATGAGCAACATCTTCAGTATTTTTGAACAATTAGCATCCGATAATTCTCGGTTAGCTAAAGAAGCGATTCTTATAAAAAATAAAAATAACGCTATTCTTCGGCGTGTCTTTTATTTGGCATTAGATCCCTTTGTCCAATTCTATATAAGAAAAATCCCCAGCTATGATACCAAGCCAGCAACACTTTCCTTAGAAGAAGCATTAGATAATCTTAGTGTATTGTCAGATAGAGTGGCGACAGGCAATAGTGCAATTAATCATTTACAATTTATTTTAGGATCGGTGAGTAAAGAAGATGCGAAAATTATTGAGCGTATTATTGCAAAAGACATGCGGTGTGGAGTCTCCGAAGCAACAGTTAATAAAATTTGGCCCAAAGCTATCTCGACGTACCCAGTTATGTTGGCTTCTGGATACGACCAAAAGTTCGTTGATAAAATCCCATTCCCAGCATTCGTACAACTTAAACTTGACGGAATGCGATTCAACGCAATCGTCAAAGGCGCAACAGTAGAGTTTAGATCCCGTAATGGCAAAGAATTAAATATTCCGAATCCATCATTCTCAGTGCCATTTATTAAAATGGCAGAACACTACAAAGCAGATATGGTATTTGACGGCGAACTATTAATTGCAGACTTTGCAGGCAAACCCGTCAACAGACAAACAGGCAATGGTATTTTGTCTAAGTCAATTAAAGGTACAATGAATGATATTGAAGCCGACAATGTTCGAGCAACATTATGGGATGCCATTCCATTTGAATCATTTACTGAAGGCATTGATAAAGAGCCCTACAATGTTAGACTTGCGAAACTAAACAATGCAATTTCTCATGTCAATAACCAGTTTACTCAATTTAGACATTATGTTAGTTTAGTTTGGAACAAAGAAGTAGATAACATCCAAACTGCTCAGAAAATATTTGAGAAGTTCTTGGCTGACGGTCAAGAAGGTACTATTCTAAAATCCAAGACTGGTATTTGGGAAGACAAACGATCTAAAGAACAAATTAAGTTCAAAGGTGAATTAGAATGCGAACTTAGGGTTGTTGACTGGGAAGAAGGCACAGGTAAGAACGTTGGTCGCCTTGGAGCATTAGTATGTGAGTCAAGTGATAGTGTTATTCGTGTTAATGTTGGTTCAGGATATTCGGACGAACAAAGAGATGAATATACCAAAAAAGTAATAGGAAAAATTGTCACTGTCAAATATAATGCTCGTATTAAAGATAAATCTGGGGTTGAGAGTTTATTCCTCCCCGTGTTTATTGAACTTCGTGAAGACAAAGATAAAGCAGAATCAAGCAAATCTATCAAGTAATTATAAATATTCGGGAAATGAGGATTTCATATGCCCGCCACAATTTATCAGTTCCCTGAGAGAAGAACCTATTACAGAGGTTACAAGATTCCTCTTTATACAGAAGAGGAAATCTTTTTGACTATTTTTGCTTTAAATATGTTCGGCGGCGTTAAAGAAAATGTAACATCACAGACATTAGAAAGCTACGAACCCGTTGAAGTAATTAAAGCATTAGTAGAAGCCAAGTCGAGTTTTGCCCTATCAACAAAAGCAAAACAAACTATAATGAATATACTTAAATCTATTGAAACACTGTGAATATATTTTACCTACATAATAATCAACATGAATGTGCTAAAATGCACCCCGATAAACACGTTGTAAAAATGATCCTCGAATATGCTCAATTACTTTCTACTGCTCATCGCTACCTTGACGGCACTCCCATTGTTGGCCATTCTGACACTGGTCGAAAGCAAAGTCGGTATGTTCTTCATGATGGTCGTGATAAGTTGCTTTATGCTTCCACTCATATCAATCATCCTTCTGCTATTTGGGTAAGACAATCTCATGAAAATTATAAATGGTTACATCGATTATTAGTTGAACTATGTAAAGAATACACCTACAGATATGAAAAAGTTCACAAGGTAGAAGCTAGTGGTCTACTACATTCTTTGTATTCCCCACCATTAGGAATTCCAGGTGGAATATTTACTGAACCTACCCCTGCTATGCCCGACGAATATAAAGTACCAGGTGATTCTGTGCAGGCATATATAAATTATTACCTAGGTGCTAAACGGCACTTGGCAAATTGGAAAAAACGATCTATACCATCTTGGTATGTAACTACTTGAAGGAAATTATGTCACAATCACATCGAGTGCCGGTTGAAAATGGATTTCATGATACCCGCGGCACAATCCTCCCCCTAACACACGGCGAAGCTAATGTACAAATGATCTGGTCTAAAGCTGGAGCATTACGTGCAAATCATTACCATAAGACTGATACTCACACGTGTTATTTAGTAACAGGCGAAATGATGTTCTATTGGCGTGACCATGGTGATACGAAAATTTATCGAGAGCATTTCAAAGAAGGTGATATGTTTAAAACTGGTCCGATGATTGATCATGAAATGGTTTTTGAAACTGATTCCACTATGGTAGTTATCTCAGAGCACAAACGTGATGCTGACACATATGATAACGATATTGTAAAAATCTCACCGCTTCACGAACAATATGTTGAAGTATGATACATGTAGAGCTTGCGGTAGTTCGAATATAAAACCTTGGTTAGCATTACCAAGTTCTCCTGTAGCCAATGCTCTTTTCTCCGACCCCGATTTTACTCGACATCCCTTAGAACTTAATAATTGTCTAGAGTGTGGTCATCTGCAACTAGCAAATGCTCCTGACCCAGATAGCGTCTTTAGAGGATACAAATATAAATCAGGTGTATCTGCATCTTTTAGATCTCATTTTAAAGAATATGCATCTAGCATAATTAACAAATATGGATTTGGTAAATCCGCATCTGTATTAGAAATTGGAAGCAATGACGGTTATCTATTAGATCAATTTAAGAAACAGGGTTGCAGTGTAATAGGCGTCGAACCATCAATCTATATGGCTAAAGAACATGATGCTTTAGGTGTTCCGGTTGTAATAGGATTCTTTACATCTGAAATGATAGATAGATATAATTGGAATAATCATTTTGATTACGTATGTGCAAACAATGTTCTTGCACATATACCGGATATGCAAGATGTAATATCCGGTATAGCAAAGGCTTTACGAGTTGGCGGAAAACTTGTAGTAGAATGCGGAGATCAAGAAGGTATCATTAATGGCAAATTCTTAGATAATGTGTATCACGAACATATTGATTATTATTCCAGTTACTCTTTTGCAAAATTAATAGAACGAGCAAATCTTAAGGTCATTAGTGTTGAACCTATCGAAACACATGGTTTAAGTTTTAGATTAATTGCAGAAAAAGTACATGTAAAAGTATTTGTAGATAGGCAAAAACCAAAAGTCGATTGGAATAAAGCTAAACAAGATGTTGAAGCTTTAATAGATGCTAGAGAAACGAAAATGCGATCTCTATTAGATAATAGAAAATTTGTAGCGTATGGTGCAGCTGCAAAGGCAGTAACATCTTTGTATATGCTAAGTCTTGTTAACAATTTAATAGGTGTAGTTGACGACAATGAGTTAAAACAGGGATATTTCTTTCCTGGTACAGATGTGACAATAACAAGCCCTGAAGAATTAGATAAAGATGCATTAGTATTAGTAACTGCATGGAATGTGTTCGAAGATATCAAAGCTAAATTAGTTGCACGAGGACATACAGGAGAAATTATCTGCATGCAATAATATATGGTACAGGTAAATGGGCACATCTTATAGGTTCTAAATTAGAAAAACTAAAAGTTACTCCCATTTATGTTGGTAGTAAAATCTCACCAACAGTAATATCCCGACAAGCAATGCAGAATTCGGCTTATCGGGATATGCCTATCTTTATATCATCTGCAACGCAATCTCACCTCGAAGATCTAAAACAATGCTTATCTCTTTATCCATCTAAGATATTTGTAGAAAAGGGCTTCTCAAATAGCCACGAAAGACAAATTGCAAAAGAACTCGTAGGTAATATCCCAACCTATATTTTATCACAACACAGATACTCTACAATTTTTGATTCTTTTATGGGTGCACAGGATGTTAATCAAATAACAAAATGCACTTATACATGGAAAATAGAAAGAGATACTGTATCTGATTATCTATATCACTTAGCATCCATAGATGGATATATAAAAAAGAAGCAAATAGAAATATATAACAATGAATATGGAAAATATAATATAGATGGCATTTCTAGTTATAGTGTAATAAAAAGTCCATATAGGCTTTTTAAAATACACATACAATCATCGCTATATGATGCTACATTTAAAATAGGTAAGTATAACAATATGGTTATGATACCTAGAGGAACAGAACAAAAAATTATCATGACTACATATGGTGAAGATACCGTTGGAAAAATGATACATAATATTTTAGAAACAAACAGCAAACCAAAACTTGAGAGGTTATAATGAAAATTTTAATTTTAGGATCCGACGGATTTATTGGATATCATCTTACATCATCTATTCTACAAGATAGTAGATTCGACGATGTTAGTATTGTCGGAGTAGATTTATATAAAACAAGAACAAATATGATACCTGCAGATAGTAGATTTACTTTCTACCAAGGCGATATTATTAAGGATAGAGATCTTGTTGATAAATTAATTAATGAATGTGACGTTATATTACCTTTTGTTGCAATTGCTACGCCTAAGTCATATGTTGAAAAACCATTGACTGTATTTGAACTAGATTTTGAAGAAAATCTTCGTATCATTAAACTTGCACATAAATTAGATAAACGAGTAATCTTTCCATCTACCTCTGAAGTATACGGTAAAGGCGAGATTCCGTTTGATGAGGAAAAAACAGATTTAGTATATGGGCCTATTAAATATTCCAGATGGATATATGCTTGCTCTAAACAATTATTAGATCGTGTAATTTTCGCAATGAATCAGAAAGATAAATTTAGATTTACGTTATTTAGACCATTCAACTGGGAAGGTCCTTATTTAGATTCACTACAAGCTTCTGAAAGCGGTTCTTCTAGATTGATAACACAACTAATAGATGATGCTATCTACAAAAATTATGTAACCTTAGTAGATGGCGGTAATCAGAAAAGATGTTTTACCGATGTACGAGATGGTGTCGAGGCATTAAAATTAATTCTATTAAATGAAGAAAAATCAAATGGTCAGATATTTAATGTTGGAAATCCTTTAAACAATTTATCCGTAAAAGAAGTTGCTACACAACTTGTAGATAAATTAAAACAACGAAATTTAACCGCAGAAATAGCGGAAATACGTGTTCAACCTAGTTCAGAATTCTACGGTGAAGGATATGAAGATGTGTCTACTCGTGTGCCTAGTATAGAAAATCTAAGAAATACATTAGGTTGGAATCCAATATATTCTTTTGAGGAATCGTTGGAAACTATTTTGGATACTATCGTTATTCAGAAATGATTAGTAATATATAATGTATCAGGAGTTTATTTAATGCCAATGTACGATCTAAAGTGTTCTGAGTGTAACACTATATTTGAGGTTTTCTGCAAATTTTCCGACAAGGAGAATCAAGAATGTCCGGCCTGTAAATCAACAAAAAGCGAAACCCACCATTCACAAATGATGATAGGTGATCCGATCCGTCTTGGAGTGCGCAAGATCGATGACGGGTTTCGAGAAGTATTATCTAGGATTGGTAATGCCAATGGTATAAGAGCCAATCTTACAGATAAATTGAGTAGGAAATAAATTATGGTAGTTTGTCTTTTTTCAACCGAGGGGGCGAATACATAAGTGTCGCCACCTCTCTTACTATCCAAAAAGAGGAAGAGCTCCATGGCAAAAACTAAAACAAATCTTCAAGTACAATCTAATCCAACTCCTCAACTAACGTTAGCAAATAACAAGTTGAGATTAACATTAGATGACATGAAAATAATTAAGCCATTAACCGATAATCAGAAAGGTTTTTTTGACGCGTATGATAAATCCAAGATTATGTTATTGCACGGTGTTGCAGGAACAGGTAAAACATACATAGCACTTTATCATGCATTGAAAGAAGTTTTAGACAAAACAAATCAATATCAAAAAGTAGTAATAGTTAGATCCGCTGTTCCTAGTAGAGAGATCGGACATTTACCCGGAGATGAAAAAGAAAAAACGGAAGTATACACAGAACCATACGTAGAAATTTGCAGGGATTTATTTGATAGACCAGATGCATATCAAAGACTTGTAGAACAAAAAGGCGTTCAGTTTATGATAACATCCTTTGTTCGAGGTATTACCCTTAGCAATTCTATTATTATTGTAGATGAATGTCAGAATATGACGGACATGGAATTGAACTCAATAATGACTCGTATTGGACATAGATCAAAAATTGTATTCTGCGGAGACTTTAGACAAACAGATTTATATAAGAAAACGGATATGTCTGGTCTGAAGAAATTCATGGTAATTGCAGATATGATGCAGAATTTCAAAACTTTTGAATTTGGAGTTGATGACATAGTTAGATCCGCAATAGTTAAGGAATATATATTAGCGAGGCTAAAATACGAAACCCAGTATGAAATGGGATAATAACTATAATAAGGAGTAAATATGAGCTTTGAATTCGAATTCACAGAAGAAAAATTAAAAAAATGTTTGTCTAGAAACAAAAACATACCTGCATTGTTTGAGGCATTTGAAGAAGTATTGCCAAAATATGATATAACAACTGTAGATAGAGTTGCTGCATTTTTGGCACAATGTGGACATGAGTCTTTAGACTTTACTGTATTACAAGAAAATTTAAATTATGGGGCAAAGGGTCTATTGGGATTGTTTAAGAAATATTTTCCAAATGAAGCTTTAGCCAAACAATATGAGCGCAAGCCCGAGAAAATTGCAAATAAAATTTATGCAAATAGAATGGGTAACGGACCCGAAGAATCTGGAGACGGATATGCTCACAGAGGTAGAGGAGCAATTCAACTAACGGGTAAAGCAAATTATCAAGCATTTTCTAATTCTGTAGGTCTTACCTTGGAAGATGGAATTAAATATTGCGAGACTTTGCCCGGTGCTATTGAATCCGCTTGTTGGTTTTGGCAAAAAAATAAATTGAATGCCATTGCTGACAAAAACGACATTCTTCTATTGACAAAGAAGATCAACGGTGGTACAATAGGACTTGAGGATCGTAAAAAACATTGGGAACATAATAAAGAAGTTCTCGCACATTAAAAAGGAAATTATATTATGAGTATGGAAATTGATGTGAAAATATTTCTCGACGCTTGCGACCAAAAACCAAGCGTTGAGAATACACTATTATATAAAGATTTAATCGTTGAAGAATTTGCAGAATTTATTGAAGCGTTTAATATGGAAGACGATGTTGAACAACTCGACGCTTGTATGGATATGATCTGGGTTATTATGGGTTACTGCCATATGAAAAAATTCGATATTCGAGGTGGATGGGATGAAGTTGCAAAAAGTAATCTATGCAAGATAGATTCTAACACAGACAAAGTCATTCGCCGAGAAGATGGAAAAATTCTAAAACCTGAAGGTTGGAAACCCCCGGATTTAACTAAGTTTGTTTGATGTTCAATCATATACATTATGAATATCCAACTTTAAAAAGAGTTACTTCGAGTGACGGAACTCGAGTGTATGAAACTCCTACGGGTAACAAATATCCATCAGTCACTACGGTCACAGGATTACTTAAAAAAGATATAATCCAAGCTTGGCGCAAAAAGGTAGGGGACGAAGAAGCAAATAAAATATCTAGTACTGCCGCAAGACGTGGTACTAGAATTCACACCCTCTGCGAAAAATATCTTTTAAATGAAGAAGTACCATTGGGAATGTTTGATCATGAGATGTGGAACTCGTTAAGACCTCTTTTAGATGATATTGACGACATATATGCTTTGGAGCAACCTTTATATTCCAATCATCTACAAGTTGCAGGTACTGTAGATTGTATTGCTAAATACAAAGGTAAATTTTCGGTAATAGATTTTAAATCATCTAGAAGATTAAAAACTAGAGATGATATCCATGATTATTTTATACAATGTTCTGCCTATGCAGTTGCATTTGAGGAAATGACCAGTATACCTGTTTCTAGATTAGTTATCTTGATGGGGGTGGATGATGAAAAGCCATTGATCTTTAATGAGAGACGAGATGATTGGGTTGAAAAATTTAAAACACTTAGATTAGAATATAAAAGAGTAAAGGGAATATAATGTTTAAAGAAGAATTATATGAGGTGGTAAAGAGTGCTATTTCCGAAGAGATGTGTACCCATTTAGATATAGAATTTGAATTACTTAAAAAATTAAGATATCAGACTTCTCAGATGCCTGAAGAAAATAAATATTCATTCAACGATACACAAGTTACAAATAGTTTTGCCCATTATTCTGCATTATGCTTTGAGGCGTTATCACTTCAACTACAACCCGTAATTGAAGAAATTACTGCCAAAACATTATATCCAACGTATACGTATGCTAGAATATACTATACCGGTGCTATCATGACAAGACATACTGATAGACCAAGCTGCGAATTTTCAACGACTGTTAATATTACTATAGATCCTGAACCATGGGAAATATGGTTCGAAAATTTAAAGGGTGAGCATAAAGCAATTAGTTTATATCCCGGAGATATGATAGTATATAAAGGCGATACTTTACCACATTGGAGAGACGAATATAACGGTGTTAGACAGAATCAAGCATTTTTACACTATGTCGATAAAAAAGGTAAGTATAGAGATTATAAGTGGGATCATAGACAGTATTTAGGATGGCCTGCTCCTGTGGGTGGAGGCAAGTAATGGTTTCATTAAAAGAATTAACTGCAGAAAAACACCAAGAAGCAGAATCCCAACCTTTTCTAAAAACAATATTCGCAGGCAATGTAGATGTGTCTAAATATACAGATTACTTATATCAATTACTGCACGTATATCAAGTCTTAGAATTTTATGCAGATACTCATAAGTTATTTGATGGTATTGAGGATATTAAAAGATCAAAACAAATTGAAATGGATTGGGTAGAATTATTGGGATCAGAACCTTGGCATAATACATTAAATAAGCCTACTGAAAATTATATGGACTATATCCATATTATTAAAGATGATCCAAAGAAACTAATGGCTCATGTATACGTTAGGCATATGGGTGATCTTTTCGGAGGACAAATGTTAGCTAAGTTATTGCCTGGTAGTAACAATTTTTATAAGTTTGATAATATTCAATCTTTAGTAAAAGGTATACGAGAAAAAATTGACGTATCGCTTGCAGAAGAAGCTAATATTGCTTTCGACCATAATATTAATATGATAAAGGTATATAATGATTAAAGTTTGGCCGCAGGTAATTGGCAACCACAATGCTTGACAACTTATATCATTACCTATATAATATAGGTGTATTCTACTCAGATAGAGATTATAAGGATAACCCCCGGAAAAAAAATGAATAATGAATTAGAGCCGTATGTCTTAACCGACAGTTTAATAATAACAAAGAGATTTAGATCCCCGAACGAGTTTTCACTTTATATTGAGGAGCGAGTTGTACGAGAAAAAATAGGGTACATGGATGCAATTATACAGTATTGCGCAGAAGTAGATATTGATGTCGAATCTATATCGAAACTAATAAATCAATCTTTAAAAGAGCGAGTACAGATAGAAGCAGAAGAAGGTAACTACTTCAAAAAGAGAGGAAAATTACCACTGTGACCATGGATGAATATTCAGTATATAAAATGTACCTGGCTCTTAAATTACACTTTACTACAGATCAGTATGATGTAATTA